CTACCAACTGATGTGTATTGGGTGCGAGCTGAAGCAGAAGGCTTGCCAGAAGATAAAAAATATGTCAAATTATGTTCAGATTGTTTGTATGATGCAAGTAAATCAAATGAGGTTGAAGCTATATTTAAGGATGGTAAACCATGGATTCCTGAACAATCGGGAATGTTTTTCATCCGCAGTAAGTTAGGAGAAACAGATGAGCAAATTTCCGATTGATAGGACACGCCCAAGTGATGCGTTTGTAGCAAGAATTCTTAATGATAAAGAAAAAGGATTGACTGCTAAACAAATACAATCTTTTCATGGACTTACACCTAATCAGTATAAATATATCGTGTATACGCTCGGCAAAAAATTAAATAAAAAGAGTGCTAATTTTAGGTCAACTAAATCTGCTCAATCGGAAGCCGTGACTGTGCTTTCTGCATCAGGGGCAAGTGCCGATGTTTGGGAGTGGGAACGCCAGAAAGAAAAATCTTTTTGGAAAAGACTTGTGTCAAAAATTTTTTCTTGGTATCGTAAATAAGCATAAGCTCACCTCCCAAGTTGTATGCTCTCACTGTAACCCCCTGATTCCACCTTTCTGGTCAGGGGGTCTTTTTGTATATTATATGGACTTTGCTATATAGGGGGGAATAATGGATAGGACTGTTTTTGTTTTTAGAGATTTAATAATATACAATATCTCACTATCCCCATATATTCAATGGGTTAGCATGGATTATGACTCTCTAACTCCGATATCTTGATTACAATAGATCATTACTTTCGTGTCCGCGCGACTTCAAATCAGGGCTGTTTTAAAATGGCTACTTTTCTTTTTCGCTCCTATTAAGTAAAGTGGTCCCATCATAACGAGAAGGAAAAGTAAAATGCCTCTTGCAAAAGCCACTCACAAACCCAGTATCAATGTCGTCGCTAATCCTCGTGTAGAGAAAGGAATCACTCCAAAACAAGAAGAGTTTTGTAGAATTTACGTTTGCGAAGATGTCAGTCAGACTGAGGCGGCTGTGCGAGCAGGATATTCTGTAAAGTCTGCCCACGCTATTGCATCACAATTACTCAATGGGCAAAGGTATCCTCAAGTTGTGCAAAGGATAGGTGAACTAAAAAGTGAGCTATCTAAAAAGTACGAGGTAAGTTTTGAAGGACACGTTAAAAAACTAGCCGAGATACGTGATGCTGCCCTTGTTGGAGGAAACTTCGCAGCGGCAGTCGCAGCCGAAAAATCTAGAGGACAAGCGGCAGGGATCTATATAGATCGTAAAGAAATCCTTCATGGACGTATTGACCAAATGGATAAAGAGCAAGTTATGAAGGAAATAGAGCGTTTGCAAAAAGAGTTCCCTGCACTCGCTGTAGTCGCTGAAGATAATATGGTCATTGAGGGTACGGCACAAAAAAAGATAACAAAAGACCCTACTTGATAAATTCCTGTGTTATGGTTAGGTACGATTAATTTAACCTACCCGAAGAAAGGGGTTTTGATATGGCTACTAAATTTAATGAGTGGACTAAAAAGTTAGGACAGCAGCATTTCTCAATGGCTGATGGCACAGGCAGGACATTATGTGGGATGCCATTGCTCGGCAACAATTATGCCACAGACTATTACGACGAGGACAAAAGGCCTTGTCCCAAATGCGCTGAGCGTATGGATTTTATTATAACAGGGGAGCTCGTAGATTAATGGCTGATGCAAGTGTTTTATTGACTACGTTGTGGTATACAGAAACTACAAATGCAGAGGGCAATCCGTACACTCCAGGACCTGAGGTGTACAAGGTATCATTTCAACCAAAGGTTGATGGTCAAGAATTTAAAGATCGTGAGCTAGCGCGTCGTATTTTTGATCACAACTCTTGGGCTGATAAGCAAGAGGGTAGACCTCGTGTTAAGGAGACCCTACAGCAAGTAGTGATTATGACAAAACCTGTAGAGCAAGATGAGCAATCTCAATTAGCAAGGGATATTGCTTACTCTAAAAAGTGGGCTGATATCTATGACCAAGACAAACAGGATTTGTATTAAAAAGATTTAGCAAAATGAGTAGTAAACCCGAGTCACAATTATGGTATAAACTCCGTGATGGCACTAAAGATCTGGGCGTGTTTTGGACACGCCTAGAATCATGGGCTAGTCCTGGAGTTCCTGACTTACATGGTATCGTCCAAGGTCATCCTTTTTGGCTAGAACTCAAAG